TTATTTATACTAACTATTTTTCCGAATTGGATTAAATTCTCCATAAAAAAAGACTATTGACTTAATAAAAAAACTGTTATTATATAACAATTGTGGATAACTTGTTAATAGAATGTTAATAACTTGTTAATAAGGCTAGAAATAATCTTTTATCAAACTTATCAACAATCTATTAACAGTTTTGTTAACAATTTTAATAAGGCTCAATTCCTTATTTAATTGGTTGCAAAAAGTTATTAACAATATCAACGTCCTTACTATAACTATAAGAACAATAATTTAAACTAATTTTATGAAAAAACTAATAATAATTTCCTTAATTGTACTATTTTCTACTAATGCTAATGCTGCTCCTAAAGTTGGTAAAATGAATCCTTATAAACCAACTCTTGCACAAAAGAATTTATGTTCTAAAGAATTTGATACCCTAGATCAATCAGATCAAATTCAATGTTTAAAGATGATGCTGCAAATAACATCAACTAATTTGACAGCAGATATGCATAATATTTATAATCGTTTAGAGGATGCGGGAATTTAAGCTTCTAGGCCACCCTGTCCAGTATTAAATAATTGTCCATTCTTATTTGTTAATTGTCTTTTTAAGTTCTGCTTAATCACCGGCTCGTTTAGCGATTCTGTATAAGCTTTTTCATCAACTAGCTCCAGTTTAGTTATCGAGCCGGAACTTGAATCTTGCCTATATTCAACTGATTTAATAAGCATTTCTTCATTAATTCCTGCAAACTCATCATTGACATAAGTAATTTGATTGGGAGACCAAAGAGGGTTTAGCGATAGTATTTCATTATTATTTTGTCTAAATCCAAATATGTCACAAGAATATATTCTTGATTTTTTCAATCTAACATTATTTTCCCAATCCGCCCTTTTCTTGCAAAAACCAGAATTCATAGAACTTGAATTAACATATATAAATTTTCTTGTTGATCTAATCTGGTTATCAAAAGAAGTGCCTACTTGAACTGATGCGGTTGCTTTCGGTAATGGGTCGCCCTTTTCACCACCTTGTCCTGCTGCAAATTGCATGCCTCCGCCTTGTGATACTCTTGATTTCACTGTATATTGATTGAACCTATTAGCGTAATTATAAGATACGCTAGCATTTTTAATATTGTTTTCATTGCCACTTCTAACATTCTGCAAAATAGTTGTGGTAACTTCGCCACCAATTTTAACTAAAACAATATTTCCATCTGGATCAGTATTGATAAGAACATTTCTTTTTGCAGCATATCTATGAATAACTTCAAAAGCAGATTGCCCTAGTTGCGCCCTTAATATATCTGAATTATTAAAAGGCTCTATAACGCCGAAATTATTAATGATGGATATTGAATTGCTAGCTGAACTTCTTAATAATGGGTTGTTAGAAACTTCAAAACCTAGAGATTGACAAACTTGTTTTATTAAATCTGGCAAGGTGACGGTTGAGTTGTATTGTTTAACATCAACTAAAGAATCAACTAAGTCCGCCGTTCTATCCCTCCCCGCTATGGTGATAATATGGGAATTGTAACTATATCTAATATCGATTGAGTCAACATAACCAGTTATTAAAGGTTCGTCATCAATTGCAATTACAACCTTATTGCTTGGATTGATAATATCTACTGGAAAATTACCAATGTCATCTGAGGTGCTAAATGTAATATTGAAGGTATTACAAAGATTTTCAATGTCTCTTTTTATACTAGCATCTATGATAGTATCGTAATTTTTGCCTTCTATCTGGACACTAATTTTATTAATCATATCCCGGATAAAACTTTTAAATTACCACTAATAAAAGCGGGGTCTTCAATGCCATTTAAAGTTAAAATTTCAATTGCTCTATCTGTAGTACCGTAAAGCGAATATGATAAAGTGCTTGCGCTTGTAACATTGGTATATTGAGTCACAACACCAGCCAAACTTAGGCTTAAATTATCTAAATAAATTCTAGTTTGATTTCTTAAATTTTGAAGGTTGTAATACACATTAGAATCAATATTAGGATCAATACTTAAAAAAGCCTTATCTAACCGTTTTTGATAAATCAATAAATCATTTTTATTATTATAAACAATATTTGTAGATGATAAGTAACCAATTGACAAGGCTGCAACCTTATTAAATGTGCTTAAAGCCAACCTATTAGAATTTAAAGTGGCAATTCTACTAGATAATCCTTTTTGAATTGGAGTGGTGACTTTATCAAAAATATTTAAACAAACATTAAACAGATCGTTAAAATTATTGGTAACTTGACTTAGTCCATTATAAATATTTGTAAAGCTTGCAGCCAATGCTGCCGGGGTTTTCATTACGCTAGTTATAGAGGCTTGGAATCCTTGTATATCTGATACCAATGCCGCCGCTTCATCTGTTAAGCCATTTATGGTTGCAACTGAATCATTAATTACGCTAGTTATTCCCTGGATTGTATCTCTGCCATCATTAAACAAATCAAGACCTTTACCGGCAAAGTCAACTGCGCTGGCTAAGGCTCCTTCGTTAGTTATGAATAGTGAATCGTAAAGTCTGTTAATAAAACTTTTATTTCCGCTGGTTGCCTTTGGGAAAATGTTTTTGTCGCTTATTAATAAAGTAAACGAATATTTAGCAATACCAAGATTGCTAGAAATGTCCTCTGAAACACTATTTACGGTAGCTACAACTTGTTTCACTCCGTAAGTTGGGTGAACAAATTTAATAATTCCAGCAGTCTCTAAAACTTTTTCCAGTTTATCTTTTTTTCTTTTATATGCTGACCAAGTAGTATCTGTAACTATTGCACTAACATTATAAACCCTGGAGTTTTTTCCTAAATCTTCAACAAATCTTGAATCGGAATTAATAAACTCGTGTACAACTGTTTTTCTGCCAATATTCGGGGTACTAATGCTCTCAACTAAAAATTCAGCGCCGCCCAAACTTGCTTTTTTTAATCCTGATATAATACTCATTTTCTCCTCCTATTTTGCATTATTTACTTGAGTCCCAAGCTTAATATTTTTGCCAGATGGAGGAGTGCGAACTTCTACCTTAGCGCCTTGTGGAACATTATCAAAATTAACTTGTACTTCTACTTTTTGGGGTTGTTGTTCACCAGTCCATAATTGTTTAGTGCCTTCCCATAATTGAGACATTGCACCACTAGCTGCCATCTCACCGCTTTTATCTCCAGTAATTGCAGATCCAGCGCCCATGGCTGCTATCGTTCCAGCCGAGACAACATTTCTAGCGGTGCCTATTAATATACCAAACCCCTCCCCAATAAATTTTATACTATCGACCATTCCGCCAAGAAAACCAGAAACAACTTGAAGGGTAGTTACTAGTGCCTGAGCATCACTATCTAATTTTTTAAAAGCAGTTTGATTATTCATTGCTTTAAATACAGAAGCCAAGCCAGTAGTTAGATTAGTTAAACCTGCTACAGTTGAACTCATGGCAGGGGCGAATTGTTGAGATAGAGTATCTTTAAAGAATAACCATTGATTTCCAAGTTTTTCAGTTTCGGCACCAAGCGTCTTAGAGGCGTTAACAATATCAACGCCATATCTTTTTTGAATTAAATCCGCTACCCTACTTATAATTCCAGCACCAATTTTTCCCTCGCTAACTAATTTAGTGAATTCTGCTGTTGAATAACCAGAAGCTTCGGCGAATAAATTTAATGCACCTGGTAATGAATCACCTAATTGCTGTCTTAATTCCTCCATAGATACAACGCCCTTACTTTGCATTTGGCTTAAGGCATTAACTACTAACCCGAACCTTTGAGAATTGATTCCGTACATCCTAGAGATTCCAGCGAATGCTTCAAAGTTCCGCCTTGTTCTCTCTAGCGATTCTTTTGAGCCAGCCAAGAACTGCATATAAGAAGGTAGAGCAACTTCAAAAGAAGTTCCTAGTCTTGTTGTGGCTTCTTTTAAATATTCTATTTCTTCAGCGGCTAACTGGGTTCCTGATTTAGTTTTATCGAATTTAGGCAAAATGGCAGTTAAAGAAGCAGTCATACTATCCATTTGCACCCTGGTATTAAACAACTCCTTACCGAATCCTATAACTTCTCTTGTACCAAAATAAACACCAGCACCAACCGCCATGTTTTTTAAACTCATTCCAAAGCCACTTGCGGCAGATTCTGCTTTACCAAATGATTGTGTAACTGTATTAATATTGCCATTAAAGTCTCTGAATTTTTGGCTTGTGCCGGTTATATTACCGGAAGTGTCTTTTAAAGTTTTCGTGGAGATTAAGCCTAGTTTTGTGAACTGCCCTGATGATTGGCTTATGTTTGAATTAACCTTGCCAATATCGGCATTAAACTTCTTGAAAGTTTCGCTAAAATTATCAATTGCTTTTATGATATAGCTAATATCTGAACTCATTTTGTCTCACTATTCTTTTTATTAGCTATTGTTAGCCATTCCAGGAATTCTGTAATAGGCATATTCATTATATCTTGATAAGTAAAAGCCCCCTTGTGGTTTGCTAAAAAGCAATAAAATATTTCTTGTAAATTTCTCTTTTCTAAAGAGAAAAAAAATTAAAATTATCAAAATAAACTTTGATAAGATTGTTTACGGTAGCAATGTTTGATTCTGTAAATAATGCACTAGATTGAACAGGGATATTTCCTTCTTTGGTGAACATAATATCGCCAGAGCAAATTAATTCTAAAACGCCACTAAATTGATCAGATTGTAATTTTTGCATATATTTAATATGCTTACCTTTCGGGGCTTTTAAGATAAATTCTTTTACCTTCTTAAACTTACCTTCTACACTTATTTCAATAGGCTCTAGTAATGTGTATTCTATTTGATCCATTAGATAATACCTTGTTTACCTTGCCAAACTAAAGAGACTTTGCCAGATGGCATTTCTTCAAATTGGACATCATTTGTTAATTTCATTTGCTCATAAGAGATTGGCTTTCCCGGATCCGAATCTTCCGGAATTATCTTAATGCTATTAGCATTGCCTGATCTTTTCCAAACATCTATCATTGTTTTTACGTCATCCGAACCATTACTATCCAAATTATAAATCTCAAAAGATACTTCGGAAACTGCCTTTGTGAAATCTTCAGAAGAAATAGGAACTGGAGTTCTGCCTGATACCATAGCTTCTACTTTCTCTTCTGCATATCCTATTTTGTGCTTTAAGCTACCTTGAATATAAGGAACTGGAGCGCCATTAATCAAGATAATTTTTGGTGAATAACTTTGTGCTGTCATAGGTTTATAATTTTGGTGTTATGTCAAGATTAAAGCTAATTAATTGACCCATTCTTCTCAATACCATTGAGCCAGTTACTGAGCCGTTTACTGTGTCAACATTAATTACTAAATTTCTTTGGAATTCACTTCTTAAATCAATGCCAGTAGTTACATCTACTCCACCTTGCAAGATGTTAGACTCAACTAAGTCTTGCCACAAAGCTACTATTGTTGATTGTATAGACCTTACATTAGCAACCGTAATTCTGCTATCAGTTGGAAGTGATCCACTTGTTAGAGATGATTGAGCGTAAATTTCTTTTAAATTTGTAAAGATATAATCTCTTGCAATGGTTAGAGTGTCGTTATCATTTACATAGTGATAAGTTAAGCCCAAAGCGGTTGGGGTTGCTTTCTTATAAGAAGTTAGCAAGAATGGATTAGTAACTACAACGGTTCCAGAATTATCCATAGAGAAAGTTGAACCACCCAAATCAGCAAGACCAATAGTTTCTAATTGAGTAAAGTTTTTGCCTGTTGGGATGTTAGCAAAATCAGTTTTCATATTATGAAATGGTAGGGCAGCGGTAAATATTCCGCCTCTTGTATTGCCACCGACCATAAATTCATTTAAAATCGCTTCATCGGTTAATCTTAATGATCTAAGAGCAGCCATTTTAGCTGCAATTACATAATCTAACTCACGGATTGCACCGCCTTTCCAATTGGAATCATTTACAGTTTTATTGCAGAAATAAGTAATAACTTGAGAGGCTAGAGTGCCAGCGGCTAAAGCTGTTTGATGGTTTGCGTAAGTATCAGTTTTGCAGACAAAAGCAAGGCCATCAAGAATATTATTAGTTACATTAAACTTAGCTTCTAGGTGAGTTTTGATTGTGGACAAAAAAGCAACTGGTGCAATAATATCATATCTTGCTAAATCAATTTGAGATAAAACTCCTGTCAAGACTGGGTCGGTTGCACCACTAGCCATTGCAGTTAATGCAATTGAAACACCAGCAACGGCACCGTCAATTTGAAAGCCAATCTTATTACCTTCAGTTCCTTTGTTTTTTGCTGTAATAGTTACTGTTCCTGTTGAATTGGAAGCGGTTACTGGTGACTTTGTATCTGCTGTAATTGCAGCAACTAAAGCGTCTCCTAAAGTTGTGGCTGTGCTTGAAGTGGTAACGGCAATTTCATATCTATTTAAAAGATAAGAGCCTGTTGTAATATAAATAGTTCCGGAGGCTGTTGGAGTTCCTGAAAAAACAATTGAACCAGTGGCAGCTACTCCAGAGCCATTATCAGAAACAATAATCGCATCTAATCTACCAGTATTTTTCTTTTTAAATCCGTCAATCATTAATTGACCCATCGAACCAGCACCGCATAAAGTAGTTGCTGTATCTAGATCGTTTGCAATATCGGTTACTAATTTACCGCTAGTGAAATTACCAGTTGCTAAACCTTGTGCAAATACCAAGGGAATTCTTGCTCCTGGTTGTCTTTTTAAATTAGCAGTGTTTAAGGTAATAGTAGTAATTGGGTATAATCCAGCCATAAATTATTTCTTTTTAGGTTTATCAGTGGTGATAATTTCAATAATTTTAGAAATATCATTGAATTTTAATTGTTCTTGCCAGAATGATTCTAGTGGAGTGTCTTCGCTGTCTGCTTCAATTTCAATAGCTGAATCAGCAGGAATAAGTTTGCTTGTGATAGGATTATAGAAATCCTTAAGGAATTTAATTTTTATCTGACTCATAGCGTGGTGAACTATGTTAATAACATTTTTATCAATTCTATTGAATAAAAAAACCTAATCAATTATATTTGGTATATTAAATTAATATTTTTTGAAAACTTGTGAAGTTATGAAAATGATTAAAAGACTCTTGCAAAAATTATTCTGTCAGCATGATTGGAAAGAAGGAGTTTGGTTGCGTAGATCCATAAAAGATGCAAAAAAAACTCCTTTTGGCTGTTCTAAATGTGGCTCAATTAAAGGGGTTGAATCATGCAACTAAAACTAGCAGAATACAAAGACGGAAAGTTTGAAAGGTTTCTGGAGTTGGGAAAGGATTTTGTTTTTGGCGGTGAATATATTATCATCACTGGACTAAATCTCGATAAATTAAGAGAAGATCCCAGATATTATGACTTGGACACTGACTTAACTAATATTTCAATTTATCCTCTTGACAAAAAAGATCCCCTAAACCGCTTTGATGGATTATTCGATGGTAGAACATATGGGGGAGGAGGGTTTGTTTTGTTAAGAGGCTTTCAAGTTCCTATAGAGTGTCAGGTAGATTTAGAATTTGTTGATGAACAATATAAAGAAGACTTTATTAATGAAGCTATTAGAAACAAAATAATAGATTTAAATATTCATTGGCAAGATTCAGTTTATAAAAGAAAGGCTATCTATTCCAGTAAAATTATTTGGGATGTTTTATCAATTCTTCCTGAAGCAGGTAATAATTATGGTTCTTACCCAGATGCTTTTGAGTTTCCAAGAATAACATACAGCTGTGATTCAGGAGCTTTAAGATTAATTGAAGAGGCTAAATTTGAAGGAAACCTCCATCAAAACCCAGAGCTTTACGAAAAAATAAAATAGAAACTTCTGATCTTTTACCCTCAAAAAAGATCTTGCTATTAAATAGGTTTTGACTTAAATTCATCTTATTACTTTTTATTGGTTTTAGGATTGATAACTTGATTTTGATTAGACACTCT